TTGTATCAGTAGGTACTGGGCTTGATGTGGTTGTCATTGTCTCCGTAGGCACTGGGCTTGATGTGGTTGTCATTGTCTCCGTAGGCACTGGGCTTGATGTGGTTGTCATTGTATCAGTAGATACTGGAGTTGATGTGGTTGTCATTGTATATGACATAGTTTCAGTAGGAGCAGGAGGATAATATGGACTATATACAGAATATACTTGTGCATCACTTAATGCATTACTATAAAAATTTAGTTCTCCTAAGTAAAATGAAAAATTAGATGGAGATTTGTGATTAAAATATCGAGAACCTATATTTATAAACCCTCGGTTAAGTTCATGAACATCATGCATAGCATAAGTGGCTTGCGTTGATGAATCTATATTAAGATTATGAGTATCTGTTACAACACCTGCATCAATACCTTCCACAAATTGACCATTTATATATCCTTTAACTGTCCAATATGAACCACTATTATTAACAGTAAAAGAAACATGCACCCATTGATTTAATGGGAATATATAGTTTATTCTGTATAACATATGTTTTGGACTACCGGATCTTACATACCAAAATGTTACATATTTATCTCCGTTATACTCTGTAAACATAATAGAAGAGCGTGAACGTGAAGCATATGAGCCAACAACCTCGCCACATTGCCATGCATTAGATCCATAGTTTGTTACATATATCCATGTTGAAAATGAATGTGAATCTAAATGTAAATCTATAGGAGAACTCCATATATTACTTGAATCGTCACCGTCAAATAACTCTACAATACTTGTATCAACTGGATGGTTATGATTACCAACAACAAATTTACCAGATGTTGTAATTTCGAGACCTGTTCTTCCACCTAAAGTAACAAAATTTGCTATTGAAGTGAAAGAAGGACTCCAATAAGTGCTACTTGTGACATCTGTTGCATTATAAATTTTGTACCGTTCTTGTAATTGTGATAATGTTGTTATTGAATTAGTGACCAAAGCATTTGTTGTGTAATCAACTTTAGTATTATCAATGACAGGAGATAATCCACTTTGTAAGCTCCATCCAATTAAAGGAGTTGGTGTAGCTTCTCTAATTAATGTAACAGTAGTAGTCATTGTATCAGTAGGTACTGAGGTTGATGTCATAGTTTCAGTAGGTACCGGGCTTGATGTATTTGTCATTGTATCAGTAGGTACCGGGCTTGATGTAGTTGTCATTGTATCACTAGGTACTGGACTTGATGTATTTGTCATTGTATCCGTAGGTACCGGGCTTGATGTATTTGTCATTGTCTCAGTAGGTACTGGACTTGATGTATTTGTCATTGTATCAGTAGGTACAGGACTTGATGTAGTTGTCATTGTTTCAGTAGGTACTGGGCTTGACGTGGTTGTCTGTGACATTGTCGGGGTTGGAGTTGGCAATACTGGAAATGTATATTCACTCAATCCACTTGCATTATCTAATATGTAGAAGTATGAATCATATACAGGTGTTTCAGGTATCCACATTCCTTGTCTTTGAAAGTTATTGACTCCATCAATATTGGTGTATCCACTTCCTGCAAAATATTTTACATCTAAAATTGTACTTGTTAAATCATAAGGAGTTGTCAATTGAAATCTAGTTATTCCGTCATTGGGATCATCGTGGTCTAATACGTAAAAAAAAGTTCCAGCATCTGTAAATTGAATATCATATATATCTTCTAAAGGACCCCATGTAAATCCATTTGCATTTGACATTGTTGATGAATTTAAAATGTCAATATCTGTGTATGTACCAGAAAAAATATTATTACTAGAACTGTTATAATTAGATGTTAAATCTTGTCTAAAATCAAATGATGCTAATAAATCAAACATTATTATATGATTATCAGTAGCAAAGTATATTTTCGTTCCATCTTTATTAAAGCAGAAAGAACGAGGTTTATTATCTGCGATCCTTAAAACAGCATTATGTACATTATATTTATAATGTGTATTAGAATTTGATGAAGAAATATCCCATGGTGTGTTGTATACATATTCGTGTAGTTGTCCGTTATTAGGTCTTAGTGTGTATAAGCGACCGATTCCGTTATATTCAACAAATTGAAATGCAGAATTTTGTCCACCACTTAAAGTCTTTGTATTGATTGTAGTTAATCCAGGGTAAGATACTTGATATATTACACCTACTGGACTTTGGTTCATCATATAATAAAATTCTGTTCTATCAGGTTTAAAAATTAAATTATATACAGATGTCATATTAATATCTAATGTTTGAACAAATGAAGAATTTGAGAAATCTAATATAACAACCGGACTTGATGTAGTTGTCATTGTATCAGTAGGTACTGGACTTATTGTGGTTGTCATTGTATCAGTAGGTACAGAACTTATTGTATTTGTCATAGTTTCGGTTGGCACGGATGTATATGTGTACGTTACTGTATTTGTTGTTGATACTGTAATAGTTGGAGAACCATAACTCAATAATTCCAAAAATGAAATTGGAATTGTAAACATTATATAATAATATTCAATAATATAATTAGAAATGTCCTCACTTTATTTTGTTTTATTTGTTTGCATTTTATATCTATTTATAAACTTCAAACCAAACAAAAAGTTTAATATAAACACTATAACATTAAATACAAAACCTAGTAAAAGCCAAGAACGATTAACTTTTAATTCTACTCAGACTTTAGGTGAATATTATTTTCATCAATTAGAGAAAATTGATATGACAATTTTAAATCAATGTACAAAGATACAATGTGAATCTAATTCTAATCAGGAGACCTTAGTTGAAATTAACAATTTAATTGAACTAAAATCTCAAAGAGATATTGTAACTATTCAAGAAATAAATATAGAAAATGATCCAAATTTTTTAAATACTGTTATAGCTGGTTTAAATATGTCACAAGAAGAAAAAGAATTTGTTTATAGAATTTATACTGAAATTGTAAATCCAACAACTGTTGGATTAAAGTTATATTTTAATAGAGTTAGACCAAGTTTTTGCAATCCAGATATAGAACCTATAATAGAAATTCCAAATCATCCTAGTTATCCATCAGGACATGCGATTCAACATTATTTTATGGCTTATTATCTCTACTATAGACATAATAACAAAGACTATTTTGAGAAAGCAAACATAATTGCAAAAAATAGAGAAATTGCTGGAGTTCACTTTGAAAGCGATTCAAAATATGGAAAACTTATTGCTTTTGATTTAATTAAAATAATATTAAAATTAATTGATGAAGAAGTATTATACTTTAAATCAAATAATTAAACTTATAAATAACGGCAAAATGCATTGTGTATTTGAAAATCGGAAGAAACAATTTAAATTTTCTATAAACAATTATGGAGATATTCCAGGAATGTATAATAAAGCAGATGGAGATCCGTGGGATGTATTTGCTCCTGGATACACAAAAGAATTACCTCATGGTAAATTATATCAAATTAAAGAAATAATTGGAATTTTATTTCTGGAAAATGGGAATCACAAAATAGCAGTGAGTTTATACGCACCAGGATTCAAAGAGTCTTTAGTAGAGAAACATGTAAAATCTTATGGTGAAAAATATTGTAATTATACAAAAATTAAAGGACACTTTTTATATCAATAAATATAATGAATCCGTCCAATAAGAAAATGAAATTTTTGGATAAAATAGGTGTATTTGGTTTGATGATTTTAATGATCTGTATGCTTATTGTCTTAATATTTCTAACAACATCAGATTCACAAAGTCCTATTTCAGACAATTCTAATGAAAAGGAACAACATCTTCATATTTTCATAAATTCGATGATAAGAGAGTATATGAAGACGATAAGAGAGTATATTGAATTACAAAATATAATTACAAAATATAGAAATATGATACATATAGATAAAGAAAATCTGCCAGATATAACAGAGTTTCCCAAAGAACATATCCCCCTGCAGGTGTATAACGCATTAAGTGAAGAATATGAACAGTATGTGAAGCAAATGAATGAAAAAATGGGGTGGAAACATATAGAAAATATTTCATTAAAATATTTTCTTGAGAAGAGAAATAAAAAACAGGATTCATTAAACCCAAACTTCAATATATCTCCTGCAGGGTATTATGAAATCGACAATGAAGAACTTATACCATTTCCTATAACTGGGACTTTGGTTGAATATGATATGAAAGAAGATGATAAAATAACTATTTTTCAAACTCCAATGTATCGTGATCTTTTACGTTTAATAAAAGATAATAAAGATGTATTAATCGAACATAAAGATCAAATTACAAACTTGGTAGAAGATGCTAAATTATTTCAATAACATTTTTGGAGCAATATTAATACTCATTAACTCTTGAAACAGCAGTTTACACGCGTAAGGTATTTGAATATCATGAACGTTTTCACTGCTTTTACATTTATTACAATATTTAATATTCTTTTGAACATTATTAATTGCGATAAATCCACATTCTTTACAAACACATGTAGTATAAGCATCTGATTGGTCCATAAGACGTTCTTTTAAAAATGCGGATGCTCCATGAGAAATCATAACGTCTCTTTCCATTTCTCCAAAACGAAGACCACCTTCTTTAGCGCGTCCTTCGACTGGTTGTCTTGTAAGAATTTGAACTGGACCTCGAGCACGAGAATGTATTTTGTCTTGAACCATATGTTTTAACCTTTGATAATATGTTGGACCAATAAAGATTTTAGCTTCTAAAGGTTTGCCTGTAAAACCACAATACATTGTTTCTGTTCCGTGTTCTTCATAACCACAATCTAATAGTTCTTTAGCAATATCATCTGGATTTTGATGATCAAAACAAGTAGCATCTTGTCGTTTTCCAGTACAAGATGCTTTTTTACCTGATAAACATTCAAGAAGTTGTCCAATAGTCATTCTACTTGGAATTGCATGAGGGTTCATAATAATATCAGGAGTTATTCCTGATTCAGTAAAAGGCATATCTTCTTGTCGTAAAGTTATACCAATTGTTCCTTTTTGAGCAGCACGTGAAGAAAATTTGTCACCTATTTCGGGTACTCTCATAGATCTTACTTTTGTTTTACACATATTTATACCTTGTTCATTGTTTGTTAGTAATACAGATTCTACAGTTCCGCTTTCATTATGTCTTAATAGAGTTGACGTATCTTTCTTTTCATAACCTTTAATTGATT